TGTTACAAAATGCAGGATTCAAAGTAAAAGTGAACAAAACCAATCCGCCAGTTGTGGACAGAATCAATAGTGTAAATAGTATGTTGTGCAACAACATAAAAGAACGCAATTTGTTTGTTGACCCCAGTTGTAAACGTGTTAGAGAATGTTTAATCAAACACACATACAAGGAAGGCACTAGACAACCAAACAAAGATGGACAATATGACCATTTAGGTGATGCACTAGGATATGTAGTGTATCAAAACTTTGTTATACGCAAGGAAATAAAAAGTCAAGACAGAGGTAAATCGCATAGATACTCAGGAGCAAGAAACAGATGAAAAAATTCGCACCACCCCCAAAAAAGAACAGCAGTCAATGGAAGAAGAATGAAAGTTTAATTGCCAAAAACCCTACACTAAGAGCGGCAAGAGATAGAGCAGAAGGATTTAAGCCTGGTAGTGGTATCAGTAGTGCAGACAACAGTCAAGAATACAAAGACAACTATGACAAAATAGATTGGGGCAAAAAAGACAAAACAAAACCCAAGTTTAGAGTAAAAATAAATGGTGTTTACCAGGATGAACCCAATGAAGAAAAGTAATTGGCATGGTGGCAAAGGATCAGGTAGACGTAACACTCAAGATGATGACCGGTATAGAGATAATTGGGATAAAATATTTGGTAAACACAAAAAAGACCAAGATAGATACGCAGAACAACTAAAGAACAACAGTATAGAAAGTGCAGACAAAAAACATTATGGAGACGAAGATGTATAGAGTTGAAGTAGATTTGTTTTATAGGCAACATGATAAAAACTATGAAATAACCAAAATAAGAAGAACATTCAAAGGCAAAGACCAAGCAGATGTATATGGATACATAAAATATTATGCATTAGCATGGGGTATGTGTGATGTAAAAATGATTGATGAAGGAGTTATAGGTGAAGAACCAAATCCATTACAAGACCATTCAGATACTGGTGCACAAACATTTGCCGAAGGTGTAAAACAAACACAAAATGCTATTCAAGAAGAAATAGATATAAGTTAGGAATAAACTATGAAAAAACAACGCAAACAAAACCACAAACAATTAAAACGCAAACATGCCAAAGCAGTTGCTAGAAAACACAAAGGTGCACAATATGGTGCAAGTGTAAAACATTTTGGACAACTTAAAAAGTTAATCAAACATGAAGGCAGTTTGGTTACTGGTATAGGCACAGGTGTAAGTGAAATAAACTCACCTGGTAAAGCAGACACACAATTTGTTGATGATCCAACACAAACACTCAAAGACAAAATGGCAAAAGCCGACCAAGGCACAATAGATATCTCATAGTGAAGAAGTCCATTATTTCCTTAGAGGAACTAAAGCCATATGGTGTAAGACAAGGCAAGTATGAAAACCCACCTTATGAAATGTTTAAGCCTTTGCTGTTTGATATATTCGAATGCACAGACAGAGAAATACTAAAACGTTATGTTGACCGTGCTTACACAGAGTGGTATAACCAAAAACATAAATAAAACAGTTGCACACAGGTGATTGCTGTGGTAAGTAGTAAAGAGTATCGACGGATACTCATAAGTGTGCAATAAGCCCAAACACCTGCGAGTTTCATAGTTTAATCGTGTTTGGGCTTTCTTTTGACCCTCACAGACTTCATCTAAGCAATTATCTTGATATGGTTGGTAGTTTAGTATAGGTAAAATAAAAGGGTTACTAAGCCTTATAACACACTAACTATTCAACAGGTCCTCTGTTAAATATTTAAGTTTATATCCGGGAGGATATGTTACCCAGTAACCCTTTTAAAAGATTTAAAATTAAAATTGGTCGATAATATTATTATCTGCCCTGTTTTTTATTTTATTATATGTAACTATGCAGAAACCTATCTGCTAGAGCAATACACACATAATTCTTTTTAAAATTAAGTTAAACTCTATTGTTACAGTAAATATTTATCTATATATGTCTAAGATAAAACAAATATTGAGTCAAAAAAAAACTCCAGTAAATAGTCCTAAATACTGAAGTTTTTAATTTTTGTTTTTGTATCGTTGTAGGAAAGATGTTTACAGTAAACTGTAAACCAAACTGGAAACATATTACTTTTGTTTATTTCTCCAGTTTGCGGACAAGCCCTAAATATGTAAAACATATCGCGCCGAAACATTAACACTATTACTTATAACAAGCCAAAAAAAAGCCTAGCAATATTGGAATAACTAGGCTTTACAAAAATACTATGCGTGTCTTCTTGCTATATTATTTACAAAACGCCAACGAAATACGTCTATATTACTGGATATTGATAAATAGTTGCATAAAATATATTTTACAAAAAATGGAGAACTAGTGACCACATTTTCAGAATTCATCACTGGTGTCCACAACTTATACGACAGATATTTAACTGATTGGAAACTAGCCATTAACAGTTATTATGGTGGCCCTGAATACAGGAATGGGCAATACCTTAAGGCGTATGAAGTAGACACTAATACCCCTAGCGAAACAATTAACACTTATCAAGTGGACAGTGACGGCAATACTGTTAGCAAACTTAAAGCACATGTGAGTAACGCATACAGCACTCAAGATGCTAATGACAATGGCATTGCACAATCTGGTAGTTTCTATTATGAAAAGTTGCACAATACTCCAAACCTAAACTATCTTAAACTGTATGTGAGCGAATACAACAGTTTATTATTTAGAACTCCACCTCAGAGAGTTTTACCAGAAACACCAGAGATAGAACAATTCATAAACAATGTTAATGGAGAACAAGATTCCATTAATGAATTTATGAGCCAAGTTGACATACTCACAACTGTATATGGTGTTGCATGGGTTAGTTGCATGAAATTTGGAGACAATCCAGTGCCTACATGGCAAGTGCATAGCCCAGTAGATGTTAGAAATTGGGAATACAGTTACAACAAAGATGGTAATTTAACATTAACCAAAATACTCATAGAATTAAACAGCGATGAAGAAGAAGCAGTATATAGATACATGGACAAAGACGTTATTAGAACAGTATTTGTGCCAGTAGATTCAGAAGATGAAGACTATATGCCCAGTTTCGACATTGAAGGTTTAGAACAAATAGACGGTATATATACTGTTACACAAGAAAATCCATTAGGATATATTCCTTGTAACCCTATATACCAGAACCAAAAGATTTATAATGGTGTAGGCTCAACAAGCAGTTTTGACCTAGCACAGATACAACGTAGTGTGTATGGCGATATGGCAGAAATATACAGCACTATCACATACTCAGCACACCCAACACTAGTTATTGACTCAAACACAGATGACCTAAATGATGGTCAAATTAGTGCAGAGCCAGGCGGTGTTATTAGAGTTGAAAACAATGTAGGAGGAGTGCCAAACTATGTATACCAGTTTGAAGCACCACCATTAACTGCATTAGCAGAAATTAGAGCATTAGTAGACCAAAAAATAGATAAAATGAATGAACTTGCAATGATTAGAGGTGAAGACCTTGTAAAAGCATCAAGCAGTGGTGTTCAAATAGAACAATACGATGCAAAACTAGAAGCAATGATTCGTAAAAAGGCTACTAACCTAGAAAATGCAGAATACAATTTGTGGCAGATATGGTTTGATTGGACAAACCAAGTATCACCAGATGACTTTAGCATCAGTTACAATAGACAGTTTAACAAACGTGCTGTAGAGCATGAAATTGCTGAAATAAGAACTATGTTACAAGCATATAATGAATTTAGCGGAGTATTTGAAAAAACAAAGGTAGAAGAATACCCCTCAGAAGAACAAGCAGAAGCAAGGGCAAGAGCACTAGGTGGCTCTGGATCACATAGCCATACATTGGAAGATGGTAGTGTAATTTATATGCCTTTTGCTACACATGAAGAATATGAAATTGCAACAGGAGATACTGATGCAATAGAATTAAAAGAAACAATGCGTGACCAATTGCGCCAAAGATTAAAACAGTTAATGTCTAGCACATCAACTAGTAATAGTCTTTAAACAATTGAAATTACGGTTAACTCAACCGATAAAAAGGAGATAAATCATGACCGGAGATATTCCAGTAGATTCGTTGATTGCAGGCGAGAACGTGCAACCCGTAGGAACAGAGACGGAAGTAGAAGCGAAAGCAGAAACAAACTCTGAAGAAAAGGTGACAACAACTAAACAAAGTGCACCAAGTGTAGAATTAAAAGATGGTAAAACATTTGTAGACGGAAATAGAGTTTACTCTAGAGATGAAACAAACGTTATTGCATCAAAGGCTAGACGAGAAGTTGAAACAAAATTGTTAAACGACCTAGAAGTAGAGAGTTTTGACAAGGTCAAGCAAGTAGTTTCTGAATTAAGAAACACTGATATCGCTGACAACAGTTTAAATGTTCAAAGTCTACGTGATGCAGTTGCCAAAAGAGAACAAACTGTAGAAGAACTCAAAGCAGAACTTCTATCAGTTAAAACAGACTTTGCTCTTAAAGAGCATGTAGGAACTCTTAAAGAAAATATGCCTACACAGTGGAAGCCAGAACAAAAGTCAGCAGTAGTTGACTTGATGCAGGCTAGAAACATGTTGCATTTAGAAGGTGAAACCTTTGCTATTAAAAATGGTGAAGATTACTTTACCACAGATGGAGAAACTCCTGATTACAAAACTGCTGTTGAAGTAGTTGGTAAAACATTAGGACTTCCATTTGCAAAGAAAGGAGTTGAATCCTTTGACGCAGACAAACAGCCTTCTAAGGCTAAGGAAAGCGGACAACCAGTTGATAAACTGATTGCAAGTGACCCTGCTCTTAGAAATGCTTATGTTAAATTGCGAGGAAAAGGCATGGCAATAGGGGACATTACAGAGTCCAATTTGCGTGAACATGCTTCAAAAACTCAACTAGGAGATCCTACTAATAGGATGACTAGATAATAACAATACATTATAAACAAATAGGAGAAATATAATGGCAACAACAAGTTCAGGTATAACAGACCTATACTCAGAAATTGTAACCGACTTAATCCCTCACTATGATAATATGGTATTGCTTCCTAACTCTCAGTTAATCGCGAATCAATACAATATCGAAGGTGCAGTTGGTAATCAATTACAAATTCCTATCACTAACTCTTGGAGCGGAAACGTTTCAGCACAAAGTGAAGGATCAAACATTATCACAGATAATGCATCAGACTTTGCCCCTGACGCCGTAAGCCTTTCGATGTCGAAACGTGGTGCAGGAACATTAGTCAACACTGAAGCACTAGAAGACGGTGGTTTCAATACAGTAAGAAATGCAGTTGTAACAAGGCTTTCAAGAGCTATTGCACAATCAACTGACGAAGTTGGATTCCTAGTTTTAGGAACCGGCACAACAGCGGCTATCACAGACATTAGTTCAATTGACTTGTCTAATGACTCAGGCTTAGCAAACACTGACTTAACAAAAGCAGACGTTTCTTTCGTATTCTCACCTGAAGCAATGGCTTATGGTGTTAAAAGACAACCAACAGTTAAAATGTTCGAAGATGTAGAAAAAGACCAATTTCAAATGGTTGCAACTTTAAGAAATGGTTTCGTAAGAACTCCTTCTTTCACAGGTGCAAACATTGCCGTTGGTGTTGATATGGCTAGAGCTCTTATTGCTTCTGGCACAATTGGCGAAGCCAATGCTACACTAAGAGCATCACTTGACGATGTATCTACTTCAGTAGCAGAACTTAGAAAAATGAATGCTCCAACTGACGAAAGCGGCTTTTATGCTTCAGTAGTTAGTGCGGCTCACGAATTCCATCTTGCAAAAGAATTAAATGGTGTTGGTGGCATTAGTTCAGGTTCTATCGGTTCAGTGGCACAAGATGCGGCTAACCAAGCATTACTTGAAGGACTAATTGGTCAAGCAGTAGGATGTAGATTCTATAGAAGTAATAACGTTCCAACAGATCTAAACACAGCGTAAGGATAGTTGGTTAAACAAATAGGAAGATAACATGGCATTTGTAACAAACGCATCAGGAAATGTAATTGCTTTTAGCGATAGTTTTGATGTAAGAGATATTGAACAACGTGTATTTGAAGCCAATGAAATTAATTTCATAGATGCGGCTTCTCCGGCGTTTACCAGTTTGGATGAGTATTTGGATAATCTTTGTGAAAAGAGTATGCAAAGAATACTTGCTAAACTTAAAGTAAGCAGTTGGTGGAGGACGTATACAGGTTCAAGTATTAATGACCTACCGGATGTAAATGCGGATAGGATATTAGCACGTCAACAAGACTTTACAGATATGAGTGTTTATTACGTTCTTAAAGAATACATTTTACCCAAAGCGGCTAATTTCGGTATAGAAAATGACGCAGAAGTAACAAAAATTCAGTATTACAGTGATAAGTTCGAGGACATGTTCCAAGAACTTATTGCTCTTGCTGATTGGTATGACAAAGATGGTGATGGCACAGTCAAAAACGATGAAAAACTCACAACATTTAGAATGACACGTAGAACACGTGGCAAGAAAAACATTGTAAGAGTTAGATAATGAGTGCAACTAGAACTAGTTTATTATCGCAAATTACTACAAACATTGCTGGTAGCAATATCAGTGTAAGTAGTGAATTGCCCTTCACAGCAAGTGGACAAAGTTTGTATTTAAAAAATATGAAACACTTTTACATGGATGAAGAACAAGATGAAAGAGAACAAGTTTTAAAAACACTAGACGGTTTTGAACTAGAGCAAACAACAATATCATTAGAAGGATACATGAGTGTAGATGCTAAAAATCAACCTGGCGATATAGCAAATGTAGTCGCCAACATTATGAATGCTAATTCAGTTATAACTGGCACCGTTAGTAACGATACCAGTGTAACAACAGAATTAGAAGATGATGTAATAACCTATACATTTGAATTTAACTTTATTACAATATAGGAGAACATAATGGCAGTAATAAACATAACAGCAGGTTCTCAAGCAATATTAACAATGAGTGCCGCAAATGCTACCCACGCCAGACCTGGTGGTGGTGGAACTGTGGTGCCCACTGTTCAAGATATTACGGTAAACGCAGGAACTGGAACAGTTAGATATTCTACACTTGACAGTTCAGCGAGTTCAGCCTTTACAACAGTGAACGAAAACGAAGTTACGTTAAACATGTTAGTTGATGAAACAATTTTCTTTGGAACAGGAACAGGATCAGACGTTCTTGCAAATGTCGGATTATTACAACAATCAATTAATAAAACAGAAACGTTCTTTAGTGTCGCTTTTGAAGGTGCTGACAGCACTGATAATTTTATCGAAGGCAAAGGGTTCATAGGCGGATTGGCTCCAAGTGCATCAATTGATGCCGCGGTGTGGATATCTCCAATGACTATCGTTGTTAATGGCGAATTAACTAAAGGCACAGTAGCCTAGGTTAGAGAAACCTACAATAATTTAAACTCCTCCAATTTGGGGGAGTTTATTTTTAAAGGATATTAAGATGAAACAAAAGTTAGAAAAAATAATCAGTAAACTTTACGTTGACGGTGTATACCAAGGAAATAGTGCAAGAACTATTACTATATATGGCGAAGAACACAAGTTAGATGCAATCGCAAAAGAGGTTGGAATCGAACTACCTGATGCCAGTAAAGCCAAAAAGACGGTAAATACAACAGAAGAAGACAGTTATGCAGATATGGAACAATCACAGCCTAAAGGAGATTCTAAAGAGTCTTGAAGGCGAGATAGCAAAAGCACAAAACGAAATTAGATGTGCTGAAAAAGATTTAGTGAAAGCCCAAGGCAGACTACAGTTTGCACTAAGTGGGTTACACAATTTACAAGATAGAGATATACAGGAGAAAAAGATATGAAGAGATTATCAGAATTAGCAGGTAAACCTGAACTAACATCAATTATAATAGACGACAAGGACATCGTAGAGAAATACGGTGAAGAACTTGAATTCTTCGTTTATGATAAACTACCAATAAGCACATACACTAAACTAGCAGGTATCAACACCGCAAACGCAGGTGAATTATACGAAGCAGTTAAGGATCTAGTATTGGATGATAAAGGATTACCAGTTGTAGACGACGAAAAAACATTGCCAATGGATGTAATGAACGCCGCACTTATGAAGGTTACAGATAGCCTGGGAAAATAAGTGAGGTAGACAATACCATGGACCCAAGATTACATAATCTTTTGTTAATGGTAGATGCAATGGCAGAAACGTATCACGTTCTACCTAGTAAACTGCTAGAAGAAGGCAATACGTTAGACATACAAGTGTTTAATCATGCACAAACGCATAAGGTTAGACAACAAAAAATAAGAGCAGGTGAAGATATAACTGGCACTTATAGACCGGAAGAATTGGAGGAAATGTGGCAACAAAGAACGCAACGTTAAATGCAAAAGCATTTAAGAGAGACATGAAAAAATTACAGAAATACATCAACGGCAGGTTCGCGGATGAAGTTCTTAAAGATTTCAAAAAAGAAACTCCAGTTGATACAGGTTATGGTGTAAACCATACCAAAAAGAAAGTTACAAAAAACAAAAGTGTTGCAATATTTGCCACAGCCAAATACAAAGATTATATAGAAGTTCTAGACGATGGATTATTTCCCAATCCACCAAAAGAAGGAACAGGTAAAACACGTGGAGGCTACTCCACACAAGCAAAAAAAGGAATGAGCAAGCCTACTGTTAAAAACGCAGAAAAAAGACTTGACAAATTCGTGAGGGGATTATAATGGCGGCACCAATAGCGGCAACATTAGTATTAAGAACAAAACAGTTTTCAGCTGGTATATCCAAAGCCACTAAAGGCGTTGGAGCTCTAGGTGGAGCACTAGGAAAACTTGGCGGTATAATTGGTAAAATTACATTGGCTTTTACAGCATTAGCAGGTATATTTGCGGCATTAGTATTACGTCAAGCGGCACTTATTGACCGAATAGGCAAAGTAGCAAAAGTAACTGGTGTTGCGGCTGAAACATTACAAAAATTTAGTTTTGCGGCAGAGTTAGCCGGTGTAAGCACGGATCAAGCCGAAGTTGCACTAAGACGTTTCTCACGTAGATTAGGTGAAGCTCAAAAGAACACAGGTGAACTTGCACCAACACTAAGAAGATTAGGTATAGAATTAAAAGACGGTAATGGTGAATTTAAAAGTGCAGAACAAGTATTATTTGAATTAGCAGATGCTATAAAAGATACAGAAGGTGCATCAGCAAGATTAAGCATTGCGTTTAAGGCGTTTGACTCAGAAGGTGCTGAATTAGTTAACGTTCTTAATCAAGGCGGTGACGCCATGAGAGAAGTATTTCAAAGAGCACAAGATTTAGGTGCTGTTTTATCTACAAGTGCTATACAAGGAGTTGAAAACTTTAATGACGGATTAACTGAATTAAGAACAGTAATAAATGGTGTAGCAAATGTATTCGTAGCCGCGTTAGCACCAGCACTTACAAAAGCAACATTAGACTTTACAAACTTCTTAGTTGCACTTGGTAAAGAAAAAGGCAGTATAGAAGACCTAGGTAACTTTCTTAAAAATGAATTCTTAGACATATTAGCAAATGTTGTAGTTGTGTTTGGTAAATTAGCAAACATGGTTATTGCAGTTACAAATAGTATAGTAGGCTTAGCAAGAAAGGTAAAAGTTCCTGGCTTACCAGAATTAAGCAAAGATGCAAAAGAGGCACAAGAAAGATTAGAATTCTTAGAAAAGGCCATGCAGGCATTTGAAGGCGGTGGCTTTATAGGTAGAGGCGCAGGTAACGACATATCAAATGTTAAAAGAGCAATAATTTTATTAGAAAAAGCAGGCGAAGATGTTAGTAAATTTCAAAAACGTATAGACGATATAGGATTCTTTGCTGGTTTATTCGGTAACGAAGAAACAAAAGCACTTCAACAAGAAGTCGGAGATTTAATTGACTCTCTTATCAAAGATATGGAAGGTAAAACGGGTGAATTTGGATTCTTTGATGTCGAAGGTTTAAAAGATTACATATTAAGTCTAAAAGATGTAAAAACAGAAATAGAAAAAACAAATCCACCTACTGAAAAACAATTTAGTTTATGGCAATCAATTACTGAAGCATTGAAAAATGCAGGAACTAGTATAGCATCATTTAATGAACAAATACTAGACATGGAACAAATATTAGAAAATGTTGCAACAAGACTAGGCACACCATTAGAAAGACTTAGTAAAACATTAGAAGATGGATTAGTTAAAGGTGTAGAAATATTTGAAGATACACTAACAGATGCTATACTTACAGGTAAAGCCAGTTTTAGCGACTTAGGTGACCATATAAAGAAAGTGTTAGCAAAAGCATTAGTGCAAAAGTTTATATCAGGACCTATCTTAAGTATATTTGGACTAGCAGACGGTGGTCCAGCAAAAGCAGGACAACCTTATATTGTTGGTGAAGAAGGACCAGAACTGTTTGTGCCAAAACAAAGCGGAACAGTTATACCAAATGATGAAATGTCTAGTGGTGGCGGTATGGGCATAGGTGGAACAACAGTAAACTATAACATAAACGCAATTGACACAAGAAGTTTCCAAGAGAGATTAGCAGAAAATCCAGAGTTTTTATTTAATGTAACTAGGGTAGGCAGTAGGAGGCAACCAGCATAATGAGTAGTTTACAAACAATTATAGATAATGCAACTTATCTAGAAATAAACAAACAAAAAGTTGCCGCATCATCAGTTAGTAGAAGTGGAAGAATACTTACTGCTGAACGTGTGAATGCTATACCATATAGATTTAAAGTAGGAATGCATAAAGGATTGGTATACAGTGACAACAGGGATCTTGTAGAAGCCTTAGACGCATTAGACGTTATTGTAAGTTCTAATGTTGATATAGGTGCAAGTAATCCTAATTTAAACTACATAACAAGTTATCAAGGTAGTGCAACTAGTTCACAGGTTAACCAGTTAGTAATGAGTAGCACAGGCACAGCAAACTTAGTTATAAACACCAGTAGTGTAAGTGGCACACCAGGAGGCAATTTATTTGTTGTAGGTGATGTTATACAACCAGCGGGTAATACAGGAACATATAGATATCCTTACAATGTAACAAGTAATGTTGCCTGGAATGCAAGTAGTGTTACAGTCCCAGTTCACAGACCAGTGTTAGCACAAGACGGTGTAGTATTAACTAGTGGGGGAGTAAGAGTAGGAACAAACTGTAGGTATCATTTAAAATTAGTTAAAAAACCCAAAACAGTGGTATTGCCACATAATAGATTAGGCTTTACAGAAGACTTTGAGTTGGTGGAGGTAGTTCAATAATGGCAACAACAATAGCACCAGTAACAGATAAAACACATATACAACATTGTATGATGGTTGACCTTACTATAGGTAGCACAACTTATTATCTAAGTGGTGCATATAAAACAATCACATATGATGGCAATGATTACACAGAACTAGGTAGTTTCCTAGGTGTAAGTGAAATAGCAGAAGATATCAAAGCAACTAATGGTGATATCAATTTAAGTTTAAGTGGTATACCAAGTGACCAAGATTATATGAGTTTGATATTGAGCTCTAAGATTAAAGGTGGTGTTGTAAAAATACACAGAGCATTTTTTAATGATGATATGACTGTTGATAGTGCAAACATATTTCAACGTTATAACGGTATAATAACAAACTTTAGTATTGCAGAAAATACAAACATTCTTAGAGGTGAAAACACCAATAGTGTAACTGTAACATGTGCAAGTATAAACACTATTTTAGAAAACAAAGTTGCAGGACAAAGAACAAACTTAACAGATAGACAGAAATATTTTGCAAGTGATAATACATTTAACAGAGTAAGTGACTTACATAATGTTCAATTTGACTTTGGTAAAGAATATAACAGAGGCGCAGGAGCAGGCGGTGGCTACGGTGGTGGCTATGGCGACGGCGGATTCGGCGGATTCGGTGGTGGCGGATTCGGAGGTTTTGGATTTATAGGCCACATGTAGTATGATTAGGCAAGCAAACATACAAGACTATGATGACATAATGGCAATGATGATTAACTTTGCCAACAGTTCACCATATAGTGCATTACAAAATCCACAATACAATGACACTTATATAAGACGGTTATTAGACAGTTTTAACAAAGAAGGTGTAATATTATTGGGTTACCAAACCCACCAAACCCACCAAACTGACCAACCAGTAGGCATGTTAATTGCACAAATACAAAGTGATGCATGGTTACCAGAAATAAAAACAATGAAAGAACTAGCATGGTGGGTAGAACCAGAACATAGATTCGGCACATTGGGTTATAGATTATTAAAAGAATATGTTAAGATAGGTAAAACATTAGTAGACAAAGATATAATAAAGGGTTTTACACTCACAAACATGGAGATATCTCCAGACTTTGACCTTGAAAAAAGAGGTTGGAAGCCAATAGAAACAAATTATATATATGAGGGTGTGTAGATGGCAGTATTTACAGCAATAGCAAGTGCAATAGTAGGAACAACACTATTTGGTTCTGCTTTAGCGGCAACTATCGTAACTAGTATTGTTGCGGCAGGTTTAGCAATAGGAACTGCAAAAGCCTTAGGTGTAATGGACCCACCTAAACAACAAAATGCAAAAGATCCAGGTGTTAAAATACAATTACCTCCTAGCACAGACAACAGAGTGCCAGTGTTTTATGGACAAAGTTTCACGGGTGGAATAATTGTAGATGCCGAAATCAAGAACCAAAACAACACAATGGTATACTGTATGGTTATTGGTGAAAAAACAGACAGTGGCACAATAACAATTAATGACATTTACAGAGATGATGCTAAATTAAACTTTGCAACTGGTAGTGCAAATGTTATTAGTGCAACAGACCCAAATGCCACAAACACAACTGTTATTGCAAACAAAATACGTTGTAGAGTGTTTGCCGGTAACGCACAATCAACTGTAAACCAAATATTTCCAACAAGTAACAAAGTTACAGCACAATCATTAATGTCAACTATAACTAGTTCTACCAATTACGAAGGTTTAGTTTATTCTATTATAGAAATGGATTATGATGCTGAAAATGGATTACAAGGTTTAGGTGCTATAACATATGACATCAACAACAGTTTGAATGAACCCAGTAACGTGCTGTTAGACTATCTACGTAACGATAGATATGGTGCTGGGCTTAGTAATGCTGATTTAGATTTAAACAGTTTTAACGACCTCTACGACTATTCAAATGCCCAAGTAGCCTATACAACAGCCGCTGGTGCTAGTGCTACACATGACAGATGGCAAGTAGATGGTATGTTAAGCACATATCAACCAGTAAAAGTAAACATTAATGAAATATGTAGAAGTTGCCAAGCCTATTTTGCCTATGATGCCAAACAAGGTAAATTCAAAGTTATATCAAACAGAGCGGCAACTGTGGCAGAACAAGCCAATGCTTATCTGTTTAATGATGATAACATTGTAAGCAGTATTGAAATAACAAGCACAGAATTATACAGTTTATACAACAGTATTGATGCTGAATATCCAAGTGTAACCAAAAAAGACCAAACACAAACCATAGTAATAAGCACACCAAGTGGTGATAGAAACACAAATGAGCCTGATAATCCACTAGACACTAGATTTAATTTAGTTAATGACCGGGCAAGAGTAGGTAATTTAGCAAACATTGACTTACGTCAAGCAAGAACAAGTATGGTGTTAAACTTTACAGCAGACTATAGTGCTATTGTGTGTGATGTAGGTGATGTAGTTAAAGTTACAAACAGTTTGTATGGATTCACAAACAAATTATTTAGAGTTATGCGTGTTACTGAAATAGAAACATCAGATGCAATGTTAGGTGCAAAAGTTATGTTGTTAGAATACAGTGATGACATTTATACTCATGACACTATACAAAGTGATGGAACTGTAGGATTGCCTAACATCAATAATTGGTGGATAAATTGGGGTAACTTAGATATTGCAAATCTTATTGCTAATATAAATGTTGTAGACAACCCAGCAACAAACAAAGGTAACACACACTTTGCAAACGGCACAGTTCAAACAGCAAACGTAGACTTAGCAAACATACATTTACCAGTTATGGGTGGTATTGGTAGTAGTTTATTTGATATTGGTGTAACAATACCAGCAAATATTACTGCAGACACAATTGAAGTAACAACCACAAACCAAGACATCACAAACAGCACACCACAATTGAATACTGTTAGAAGTTTTGATATAAATGCAGGTGACCACTTTACTCCAGGCGAAACAATTAGAGTTCCAATTATATCAAATCAATTTGGTATAAACACTTTTTATGACATTGAACGTAGACCAGCAGAAGGCAACATCAAAGCCAGTGTTAGACTTAAGGATTCAAAAACAGGTGCAGTATCACAAACAAAAGAAAGTGGTAACGTGTTTATCTCACCACAAGGATCAGTTACACCACAACAATTACGTGATGTAGGTGTGGGTGTGCAAATAGAAGATAGACCAGCAAACAATTTAAGTGTGCAATCAAGTGCCGTAGGTGCAAATGCAGTAGGAACTGCAAATACGGCTATAAGCAGTAACTTTGACTATGACCTTATAGGTATTGATGAAGGCGATTACAGCATGATATCTAGTGCAATGCTGGGAGGAACAAACACAGGTGCATTTAACGTTGCATTCGCACATGGTGGCAATGTAACGTATCAAGAACGTTATGCGGCAAATAATGCCTTGCAAGGTAATATTATTACACAAGATTTTGGTATCTTAGGAGCAGGTGGCGTAGGTATTCAGATAGCAGGTGCAAGCCAATCACCAGGACCTTTGGTAGCAACTGAAAAAATAAACATATCAAATGCAAGTGCGGCAACAGTAGCCGCGGCGGCAGGTGCCAGCACAACAGGTAAAGTATATACACCATTAAAAGCCAATGTTGCTATGTTTGGTAACACAGATATAGGCACTAGTGGAGGTTCTCCACGTTCATTTAACAACCAAAAGTTTGATATGATAAGACTTACAAAGGGTGATAGGTTTATTGGTTGCTTTATTGCAGGCAGTATGGTGTTAATGGCTAATGGTGTTTGGAAAGAAATTGAATTTGTTGTTATTGGTGAGAAAGTTATGGGACTAAATGGTGTTACAAATACTGTTACCAAACTACATCATCACCCAGTAGCACAACAAGTGGTATACACAATTGATAACGCAATTAGTTTAACAGATACTCACCCAATGCTAACTGTAGAAGGTTGGAAAAGTTTCAATCCAGAAGGCACAACTGAGTTGCACCCAGACTTAGAACTTGCAGGTAAGTTAATGATAGGTGATACACTGATAAAACATGATGGTGAAACACCGTTAGCAGACTACACTAAATCAGTGCAAGACATACCAGTATATAACTTAGATGTTGATGGTGATGATACATATATTGTTGATGGCTATGTGGTGCATAACAAATAATAGGATATACAGATGAGAACAAGTTACGTTTTTTATAAAACAGACACTGGCAAAATAGAAATGCAAAGAACTGTAACACAAGACCAAGCAAACAACACATGCAGTTCAAATACTAATATGGCTTACATAGAAGGTTATATTGATGATGTAAATGCAAACAAAGTAGATATAAGCCAAGATCCTCCAGTTATAGTCAGTAGCACAGACAATGTGTTTAAAATGTCAGCAAAACAAACTTGTAGAGAATTAAGAAATGCATATCTAAAAGACTGTGATTGGACTGTGGGTGTTGATAGCCCATTAAGTGATAGTAAAAAAGCAGAATGGCAAACATACAGACAACAGTTAAGAGATTTTGTTAATGGTTTAGATGACAATTTAGCAACAGCAGAGGGTCTAACATGGCCCACAAAGCCTTCTTAGACGTCATATAAACGCAAAACAGATAAATAATGCAATAAGGTAACGAGAGAACACTCTCCTTACGCAATTTCCAACAGGAGAGCACAATGGCAGGTAGATTACTATCCTTTTCACAATATATTGGTGGTGCAAACAACGTAGTTGTTTCAGAAACATTTCCATCTACACAAAAAACATATCAATATGACTATCCGGCTAATATAGCCACATATAGTTTTTCTATTGAAAGTCAAACTATCATAGTTGACAATTTAACTTATAACGCGGCAGACGGACAACCAAACTTTACTAACAGTAATGTAGTTGGCGTATATGCTAATGTAACAGTAGGCGCAGGTAACGTAAACCCAGTAAGTAACGCAGACGGAACAGTAAACATTACTATTCCTGCAGATTTATATACTGGACCAATTGAGCCTGATGCAAGAGCAAATGTTCCTGTTAATGTTGTAAGTGTAACGTGGACAGATTCTTCTACAACACCAAATGTAACAGAAAGCCATAGACATGCTCAAATCCAAAGATACGAACCGGGTGTCACAGTTGGAAATCCAAGATTAAGTAACGTATTTTTACCAATTGGCACAGGTGCTATAAGCACATTTACAGGAGCCGGGACAGCAAGTGCAAGTAGAACAGCAGGCACTTACACAGGTGTAAGTGGTGTAGTTACTGGACCAAGTGCATCTACAGGACAAGCAGGAAGTGGAGCAACATTCCAAGCATTAGTTTTAGCCAATGGTGTATGCGAATTCGACATTATTACACGAGGATCAGACTATGTAGTTGGAGATACTATCAACATTCTAGACAGCAGTTTAGGTGGCGGTGGTGCACCAGATATAACTATAACCGTTACAGCAACAGGTTAAAGGAGATATAAATGGCTAACATAGTAGTAACAGAAACAGCATCCAACATAAGTGTAAACAGCACCAGTAACGTTGTAACAGTAACAAATACACCAGCAAACATCAGTTTTGCAACAGTTAGTGCTGTTAGTAATGCCGCAGTTAGAGAAGCAATTAGTGTAACTGACAGTGGTGGAGACGGCAGTTTAACATATTCAAATGCAACTGGTGTAATAAATTATACAGGACCAAGTGCCAGTGAAGTAAGAAGTCACTTTAGTGCAACATCACCAATGCAATTAAGCTCAGGTGTTATCAGCATTGATTCAAATGCTGTATTCAGTGGCAAGACCACAGACGATCTTACGCAAGGCTCTACTAACAAATACTTTACAACATCAGGCGCAACTGTAAATACAGATGCTTTAACAGAAGGCTCAACAAATTTATATTATACAACAGCAAGGTCAAATAGTGCAATAGCGGCATATACAGGTGCTATGACCAATATGACCGGCAACATAAACACAACTGCAAATATAAGTGCAACTAAAAATATTACAACAGGCGGCTATATTGAATTAACAGATTCAACAACACCACATATTCTTGCTTCAGCAACAAACGATTTACAATTAAAAGGTTTTGATGGAAGTGGTTTCAACACAGTAGATTTTAACTTTGGTAATGCAACTTCAAAAGCAGAAATATCTTGGGGGCATTCAAATGCTAATGCAGTAGTTAGAATAGCAGGACAATTACCAAGCAGTAACGAACCATTTATACAATATTTGGCAAATACAACTCATCCATCTAAAGGTAATATAGGCGGATGGTTCATGGGATATGGGCAATCCGAAGATAATAGTTCAGCATCATATCAAACAGGTGTTTTATGGAATCGTCCAAATAACACATTTATAGCAAACAATATAGAAACTAATACCATAACTAGAGTGGGCAATATTACTTCTTCAGGTAATATAGAGGCTAGTTATTATAAAGGTAATGGTAGCGAATTGACAGGCATAGTAAGTAGTTATGGCAACACCCAAGTTGCGGCATATCTTCCTGTTAATACTGCAAATGTTCAAACAAACAATTTATATGTAGGAAATAGAATATTCTTTGCAAATGTTCAAGCCATGGGTGTTAGTGGAACTGATGGTAATGTTTATATAACTGCATCATTAGACACTCCAGAAATTGTTATGAATAAAACTAGCAATAAAGGTAATATTTTAAATGCTAGATTAATAGCAGGTGATGAGTTAACACTTACAACAACTGCATCAGTTACAGGTAATATTACTGGTGGAAATTTATCTACAGGTGGAACACTTACAGTAGGTAATGGAGCAAGTATAACCGGCAACTTAAATGTAACCGGAAACATTAATTCAGAAACTGTTACAGACTTGTTTGTTGAAGACAGAAATATTACATTACAGTTTGGACAAACAGGAACACCGAGTGCAAACAGTCAACTATTTGTTGACAGAGGTTCAAGTTCAAACACTTACGTCAAATGGGATGAAACTGGAGATGCTTGGAAATTTAGTAATGATGGTAGCACAGAATATAAAATAGCGGCTAGCACTAGTGACCTAGCAGAAGGCACAAATTTATACTATACAACTGCTAGAGCAAATACAGCCATAGCGGCTTACACTGGTGCTTTAACAAATTTAACAGGCAATATTACAACTACTGCAAACATAAGTGGTGGTAATATATTAGGCACAGTAAGAGGTGCAATAGATTCTACAAGTAATATTACAACAACAGCAAATATTAGTGGTGGAAATGTTTTAGGTATTGTAAAAGGAGAAGTTAACACAACTTCTAATATTACAACTACTGCTAACATTAGTGCAGGCAATGTGTTAGGAACATTTATAGGTAACATTACAGGTAATGTTACAGGTTCACCAAGCAGTCTAGCAGGTTTAGACACAGCCGATTTGGCAGAAGGCACAAATTTATATTTTACAAATGCTAGAGCAAATGCGGCATTTGTAGACAGTTTAGATAACATCACAACAGCAATTAGTTCTGATAGTAATATAACAACAACAGCAAACATAAGTGGTGGTAATATATTAGGCACACATAGAGGTGCAATAGATTCTACAAGTAATATAACAACAACAGCAAACGTAAGTGGTGGTAACATATTGGGCACACATAGAGGTGCAATAGATTCTACAAGTAACATAACAACAACAGCAAATATAAATGCTGGTGGTGGAACTTTAACAGGTATATTAACATCAAATGCAAATGCAAAATTTGTAAACATGGATATTGACACTCTGGAAAGCACACAAGGAAATATTACTTCTACAGCAAATATAGTGTTAGGTTTGGGCAGTGATTCAAACATTTCATTGAAACCAAGTGGTGACATAAATGCAAACATAGTTCAAGCAACAACACAAATGGGCGTTTCAAGAATATTAGCATATGGAACAGATGCACCAAACGTTAGAATAAGAGCAGGCACAAATGCCGCAAATGCTGATTTAAATTATTTAGGCAGAATAAGGTTAGAAAAAGAACTTGTAGCAGGAACAGGCGGAAGTAGAATATTAGATGTAGACACAAGTGGTTATGGTGTAAAAGAAGCAGATACACATACAAGTTTTGACAACGTAGGTTTCAAATCATTAATGTGTCAAGTTAGTGCAAGTAGTGGTAGTAATGAATTAACATTTGCACCATTATTTGGTGGTGCTTTTGGAACCACTGTATTTTTAGGTAGACAAACTAGTGCAACAGCATTTACAAGCAGTTTTGGTTTAGGTGCAACAGCAGAAGCGGCCCTTACTAACGCAACAGGATCAGGTGGTGCTGGTGCAAATGCAAAAGGTTGGACTTTGTATGTGTTAGCATCTGCTAGTGAAACAGGTCATTTACCAAAAACAGCACATATGACAAGCATAAGTGGTAACGTTGCTACATTTAGTGAAAACTTTACAAGTGCTGTAGCCGCCGGTGGTAGTGGATTTAGTGCATTGTTAGTTCCTAACTTGTTTAGTAGCACACAAAATATTGGGATGTCAGTTGATACTGATACTGCAAATACACAAATACCTTATGCAGGAACAAGACCTAGATACAGTGAATATGATTTACCACAAACATTATCTAATGTAACATTAGATAGAATTCCTTATAATACTAGTGGTGGTGCCTCAACAGTTAACTTAGCAAATGTTAATATGCGTAACATACCAAAATTAAGTAGTGAATCAGGTAGTGGATTTAAACTCTCAGACGGTAGTTTACTTATTGGTAACAGTTTAACACCAGACGTTACAACATCAGGAACAGAAGTATTACAACCTGCAGTAGCAAGTTTGCAGGGTGTAGCATCAGAATTAGATGGAGAAACAACTTATACTGTTGATAATGCTCCACAGAATAAATTTAACTTTTATAACTATCAAGACAATAACTTTATTGCTTTATCTGCCGCAGATGGTAATGCTCTTCCTAAATGGACAACATTCTTAGGACAAAGTGGTAATAATATAAGTGATGCAAGACAACTTAACTCACCTACTATTGACTTTAGGGCAATAGGTGGTAAAAGTTCAAACAGAAGTTCAACAAGTTTAGCAGTAGGCAGTAATGTCACAATTGGTAAAATAAACTTTAGTGGTAGAAGTGCTGACTTAACTGCTGTAGATCCATTCTATGCGCCTAGTGGTATAATAGTTCAAACTGCAAAAGACAGAGCAACAACAGACAATGTTGCTAGTGCAGACTTGTATATTACTAATACACACAAAACAAGTTATAGAAATGGTGCAAACGTATCAAGTGGTGGTATTCCAAGCACATTTATTGCAAACCAGGCAGGTAATACTATTATTGCCGCAAAACCAGATGGCACAGTTAGTTTAAGACCACAAAGAGACTATGGTGCAGACGGGTCAACAGGTAATGCTACATATACCCAGAATAGGTTCCCAGATGAATTGCATGAATTCCACTCATTCTTAGGTGCTGGATATTTAAGCAGTAAAGCAGGAACACTAGTAGAAATACAACCTAAATCAGGACAAACATTTGATAATACAAGTGGTTTTAACTATGATTCTAAAGGTAATGCTACAATAAGAATAAGCACACATGAAGCAAACAGTTCTGCAAAAGCACAATGGGATATTACTAACGAACAAAGTAGTGGTAACTTAATATTAAGAGATCACACTAATAGCAGTGATAAAGTAGAACTTTCAGCCGCTAGAACAGAATTTAGTTCAAGTTTACGTTTACAAAACTTAAACACTACACAAATAAATGCACTAAGTGGACCGTTAGCAGGTGATATGGTATTTAATACAACACTCAACCAAGTGTGTGTTTACAATGGTAGTGCTTGGCAGAAAATAACGCAAAGTGCAATGTAATAAATTTAAAGAGTAACGATGTTGGATACAACAACAATTAAAGGAGAAGATTATGCCAATGGGAAAGAACAGAGGAACAAAGAAGAAAAAGAAGAAAAAGAACAGAGGTTCCAAAAAGAAGTAGATTGGTCTGCATACTTTGACAGTATTGCCACAGTATGCCCCTGGTCTAAAAAGTATTACATGCAGGATAAAATCTTACATGTTAAAACAGGTGATCCAGGTAATGAACTTACATGGGTAGCCTCATTTTGTGCTAGTAAGCATGAAGCATTGTTATTAGAATACAATGAACAAACTAGTATTGATACATTGTTATCAATAGTAGATAAAATAGAAAGTAAGTATTTGCATTTAGCGGCATTTTGGAGTCATCCAGATGAGAAGGAAAATAATACTCCTACTCCATGTGTTATAGTGCAAGACAAACAACAACTAACAGACTTAAGAAAGAAAATAGGATTTGAAGATGAGTGAACATAATTTTCCAACAGTTGAAGAACTAGAGCAACAAAAAACAGATTTGCAGGCTAAGTTAGATGCTGGAACACATGAAATAAATGCACAAGGTCAAGTAGTAGAGAAGTAACATGGCTAAACGTGTTACTACACAAGAACTTGCTAAAGAAATTGAGATTATCAAAGATAATCATCTAACACATATGGCAGATGATATTGATGAACTCAAAGAAGCAGTCAAAGATAATAGACAATTTTTTATTGAACGTTTAGACCGTTTAGATAATAGAATATGGCTTATACTAGGTGCAACATTCAGCACACTGATAACTATTTTAGGTGCTATATTCAGCGGTATTATGTAATGCCTATACCTCCAAAGTCAGTGCAAAACAATGCAAAAAAAGCCTTAGAAGCCAGAGAAAAAGCACCTCCTAGTAGACGTGCTATGACCAGAGTAGGACTTGCTAGAGCTAATCAACTTGCAAATGGTGACAATGTTAGTAGACAAACACTACTTAGAATGGTCAGTTACCTAAGCAGAGCAAGAGACAACTACGATAGAGCCAAAGCAAAAGGACTAAGTGCAGAAGAATCACCGGCTATACAAGCCTATTTAGGTTGGGGCGGTGCTAGTGCTTTAACTTGGGCTAGAAGCGAACTGAATAAGTCATAAAAACCCACCAAATACACCAACTTTAGATAAATATATATGTGTAAGGCAAATGTTATTGGCTTATCAAATGAATTGCCATTCAAATGATAATCTTCTAAAAGGTATCTCACCAATGTTTGCCAAAACATAAATTACTACTTGTAGTAATTGAGACGTTAGCATATAGACATTATGACTCCAGAATTAATCGGTTATATGCACTTAAAGTCAATGGCATACCTTACACACCTATAATTCTATTATATAGATTCAAATAATTCTGTTTAAACTCCGAATTATTATTTTGAAAGTTCTGTGTTTTATATAAGGGTGCTCCTAGTATAAAACACAACATTCAAGTAAAAAGCCTAATTCATTGCTGTATTAGGCTTTTTTTTGACCCAATTTCCACCCTTATTTTGTAGTTATATGATAAATAATATATGTAATTGGCAAACACTAACAAAGGTGAGAATATGAACTTTAAAAACACAATGGTGGTAGCAAAAGTCCACCCAAGCAGAGCAAGTCACAGTATCCCAGGCGGATTCTATAATGAAATAGAACTGCTAGATCCACACGACAACTATAAATGGTATCACACATACATAGATGATACTAACAACAACTATGCATATTGGCAAACTATATTTGACCATGATTATAAAGATAATATATTTGTTTTAGAAGGTATGTTTAGAATCAAAAAGAACACAGACTTAATAAATGCTGATGCTAAGTTTAAAATAGTAGAAACAGCAGACAGAGAAGACACAATGCCCTTAATTGGCAAAGCAGTAGGAGTATTATAATGTTATTATATCATGGTTTACCAAGAAAATATTTAACTGAACAAATAAAGGGAGATAAGTTCTGTTGTTACCATGACCGGCAATGGTATGCAAAATACCGTCAAGGATCAGGTAATTTAGGTATATGGTGCACTGAACATTATGAGACCGCCTTAAAAGCAAGTCAGCATGATGACGATATAGTGGTATTAGAAATAAACACTGATGTTCCTAAAAGAAAAATATTAAG